AATGCTCGATGGACTCTCAAAGAAGAAGCTCTACATATTCACTGCTGGTTCTGGTATAGGAAAAAGTACACTAGTGAACGAATTGGCATACTATCTAGGCCAGGAACACGGATGTAAGATAGGTGTCATGGCCCTTGAAGAATCTGTGAAGGAAGCTGCTGAGCGGTATCTGTCAATCAAGCTGAATACAAGACTCTCAAGAGGGCGTAACAAGGTTGATATTAAGAAGCTCAAGGAAGCTTATGATGCTACTGTAGGGAACGGTAGTTATGTGTTCTACAACCATTGGGGTTCTCAGAACATTGATACACTCCTCAGTAAGATCCGCTTCATGGCTGTAGCCGAGGGTATTGATTTCCTGGTGCTTGATCATATCTCCATCATTGTATCTGGTCTTGATGATCACTCTGATGGAGGGGAGCGTAAGCTGATTGACAAACTGATGACCAAGCTCAGATCCCTGGTTGAAGAAACAAAGATAGGGGTGCTGGCTATTGTACACCTTAAAAGGCCATCTGGAAGTCGAAAGAGCTTCAATGAAGGTGGCACAGTTTCACTTACAGACCTTCGAGGTTCGGGCTCTTTGGAACAGCTATCTGACGTGGTTATAGCTATGGAGAGGGACCAGCAGGTTGAAGAGGAAGAACGGAAGAATGAATCGAGGCTCCGTGTACTTAAAAACCGTGGGGTAGGTCTGACCGGACCTGCTGACACTTTGATATACAATGAAGAAACAGGAAGGCTCTATGTCAAAGGACAGGAACCTTTTATGAAGGCGGTGGATAATGATGATTTTTAATCACCAAGGAGAGTATGGCAAAGGAGACAACATCCTTGTCTTTGATATAGAAACAGACGGACTTCTTGAAGAGGCCACCAAGGTACACTGCATGGTTATCTCCGACCTGGAAGGTAACTACAATATCTATGATCCAGAGCACAAGAGTATTGAAGAAGGGTTGGAACTGTTGAACTCTGCTGATGCTATAGTGGCTCATAATGGTATTGGCTTTGATGCTCCTTGTCTCACTAAGCTGTACACCAAAGAGGTCTTTCATCCTAAGAGAGTGGAAGACACTATGATCTACTCAAGGCTTGTTTTTCAAGACGAGAAGGGAAAGGATTATAGCCGTCATAAGAAGGGGTATCTTCCACCTAAGCTTATTGGTTCTCATAGTCTCAAAGCATGGGGTTACAGACTCGGTGAATTTAAGGGAGACTACGGAGAGAAGGAAGATGCCTGGGCTGAATGGTCTCCTGAGATGACCGAGTATTGTGTACAGGATGTTCGGGTACTGTTGAAGCTCTATCTTAAATGTCGTGAAAATGTGGTGTCATGGGACGCTGTAGAACTAGAGCACAAGACCGCAGAGATTATTGAACGGCAGATGAATCATGGTTTCTTGTTTGATGTAGAGAAGTGTCAACGGTTACACGTCCAGTTATTAGAACGAAAAGAGGAGCTGGAAAGTTCACTAGTGAACTCTTTTGGTACACTGTTTGTGAAGAATGGTGGGGGTGTCTTCACTCCTAAGAAGACCAACCCCAAGAAAGGATACATTGCTGGTGCTTCTATGTGTAAGATCAAGGAAGTACCTTTCAATCCTGGGAGTCGTGCTCACTGTGTGCGGATGTTGCACAACAAGTATAACTGGGAACCGGATAAGTTTACTGAAGCAGGTACGCCTATCATTGACGATGATGTTCTACAGGGGCTGGCTTCACAGTATCCAGAAGCTGCTCTCCTTGCTGAATACTTCATGGTCAACAAGCGTATTGGACAGGTAGGTGACAGATCCCAAGGTTGGTTGAATACCTATAACTCATTCGATAACCGTATCCATGGGTATGTAAACACGATGGGAGCGCGGACTTTCAGGATGACACACAGTAAGCCTAATGTGGCTCAGGTTCCTTCTGGACGCTCACCTTATGGTAACGAGTGTAGAGAGTGCTTCACTGTTCCTAATGGCTACAAGCTGGTGGGCTGTGATGCAAGTGGGTTGGAGCTGAGGGGCTTGGCTCACTATCTGGCTAGGTATGATGGAGGGACTTATGCCAAAGCTGTAGTTCATGGTTCCAAGGATGAAGGAACTGATGCCCATACTCTCAACATGAAAGCATTGGGTATCAATTCAAGAGACGATGCCAAGACGTGGTTCTATGCTTTCATCTATGGGGCAGGGAACACTAAACTTGGTGCGGTCCTTGGTAAGGGACCACGAGCAGGAGGCACAGCCAGGAAAGCCTTCCTCAAGAACATGCCCGCTTTTGGGAGACTGACCAAAGCTATTGAAGCTAAGGTGAAGGCACAGGGCTACTTACAAGGACTGGACGGGCGTGTACTGCTTGTACCTTCCCTGTACAGTGCGCTGAACACTGTCAACCAGAGTGCCGGAGCTATTATTATGAAGCGGGCTCTTGTTATCCTGGATGATATGCTGATGAATGAGTGGGGTCTTAAACCTTTTGGTGAAGACTATGAGTTTGTAGCTAATATCCATAAACATCATTGTGGCATTAGGGAGTAATCCCTATTGAAAACTAGGTGAATTCGGTGAAACCCAGAACGGGCAATACCGAGCCAAGCCTGCTTAAATGGAGATACAGTATAGTGAAAGATGTGATCTTTAGAAGGACCAGTACAGGATGTGTCATTCCTACTTCTCATAAATTAAATCCTGATGGATACTTTAGAAAGTGTATAGATGGTAAACTAACTATGTATCATCGTTATGTATGGGAAGTGTTTCATGGTCCTATTCCTTCTGGTTATGAAGTAGATCATATTTGTAGGAACAGAGCTTGCTGTAATCCAAACCATCTACAGTTACTTGATAGGACAAGTCACCTTGTAAAAACTAATAAGGAAAGATATGCTGACAGGTTTCAAGAAGCTAAAACTTATTGGTTTGAACATAAGTGTACTGGTACGTTTTTAAGTAAGTTGTTTGATGTTACAACCTCTTGTGCTTGTCGTTGGATAAGAGGTTGGAAGCAGGAAGGTGTAGAGACTATCCCGAAAGGGAGTAGGGCAGATAAGCCCGAAGCGCCTAGCCCCTTGTAAAAGGGTGATGATATAGTCCGACACTCTCAGGAATGGGAGACTAACAGAAAGGATGAGTTCCAGATAGAGGTCAAGGAAGAACATGCTGAGCTTGTAGGTCAGTGTGCTCGTGAAGCTATGCAGCAAGCAGGGATCTACTATGATCTGCGCTGTCCCTTGGATGGTGACTATGCTATAGGTGAATCCTGGAAAGATACACATTAACACTAGAGGGACATATAATGAAAGCACAGAAAAAACGATTGATGTTCAACACTGTTGACGATTACAAACGGGCTCTGGACATTGCTACTATTGCTATTGAAGAGTGGAATGAGGCACGAGGGTTGACTTCCTTTGATCCGATCTTTGAAGCTCAGTTATTTCTTGAAGAACTTCAAGAAGTAGTGGAAGCTTCCACACTTGCTGAACTCTTTTGTGAGTTGGCTGACTGTCATTTTGTTCTCAAAGGATCTCAGTATAAACTCGAAATGAGTGAGCTGACTGAAAACTATTGGGAATCTTTGGAGCAGTGCTTGGATCTTATTGGGAAGATGTATATAGAGCAGTTGGAGATCACTCCTGAAGACTTTGGAGTTCTCTTCTACAACGCACTGGTAGTGGTGATTGGTAATAACTATCGAAAGCCCCTGCGCAGTAAAGATGAAAATGGAAAGGTAGTCAAAGGAAAGAGAGTGAAGAATCCTGTGACTCTTTTTAAGCCTATTTGTGAAGAGCTTGGTTATGATCCTGAGATGCTTGTTACTACGCCTGAAGGTCTGGCTGAGGAAGTACAGATCCTTGCTAGAGGGCTTGCAGCTATTCAGTAATGAAAGGAGAAGTGATATATGAGATTGAAAATTGGTACTCTGTTGGAACTACAGTCACCTGATACATACATTACAGGTCTCTCTAAAAACCAGGTACTTGAACTCTGGCTTAATAAGGAACCGATTGTCTTCTTGAAGTCCAATGGGGGCACTATGCTCCTCATAGCTATTCCTGCTTGTATGACAATATGTTGGATTCACAAGGACCACTTCAAGATGCCTCCTGAAAAAGCGTTCACTAGTGAACCCCTCGAAAAAGAGAGTGTGGATATGGTCAATCATCCTCCTCACTATCTCGATCTTGGTATGGAGGTGAAGGACATTATCAAAGAGGTAGTCACATATACCTTTGGGAGTAGAGCCTATAAAGCTTACTGTCTTGGTAATGAACTCAAGTACAGACTGAGGGCTGGACATAAAGGGGATGCTGTACAGGATCTTGAAAAGGCTGCCTTCTATAGGGAAGAGAGGTACAAGTCATGAATTGTGTTATATTAGCTCGTGCACTGACCGGACCTGCATTGATGCGGGAGGCTTGTAGTATGACTACGAGGGGTGAGAAGCAGTCTACTATCTCTTTGGAGGCTATATACAGGTGTGAGCATAGCCCTATCCGTACACAGCTTTTCTGGATCGAGATGTATAACATTCCTACCTATGTGTCTGTTCATTTTGTACGGCATAAGGTAGGTGTAGAACATTTTGTACAGTCTAACCGGACAGATCGTGGGGGATCGGATGACCTTACTCGTATGGCTCCTGTTAATCATGGGATGCTTGTTAATGCACAGGCTCTTATCCAAATGGCTCGAAAGAGGCTTTGCCATAAAGCTGATGAAAGAACACGGGAAGTTATGAAGGAGATCAAGAGAGCAGTAGGGCGTGAAGATCCTGATTTGGTTCCTTTTATGGTGCCTGAGTGTGTGTATCGCAACGGGCTTTGTCCTGAACTTAAACCTTGCGGGAAAACGCAAGTGAGGGGAGGTGTATCATAGGTTTCTTTAGCTTCCTTGGGGGCCTTATCAGTCCGATCACGACTGTGGTTAAAGGCTATCAAGAACGGAAGAAGGTGAAGCTTGAAGGCGAGTTAGCTATACAGAAAGCTAAGACTGAGGCTACTGTGAATCGTCTCAAGACTGTAACCGAAGGTGACATTGCCTGGGAGAATACACAGATCAATCAAGGAGGGTGGAAGGATGAGTATTGGACTATCATTCTCTCTATTCCTTGTATTCTGTGTTTCATTCCAGACATGTATGAGTACGTCATTCGGGGCTTCAATGCTCTTGATAAGACACCCGAATGGTACAGATGGATGGTTGGTGTGAGTGTCAGTGCCTCGTTTGGTTATCGTAAACTGGCTGACTTTATGAGTCTGAAGAAAGGAGCATAACAGTATGAAAGAACTTAAAAAAGATTGTAAGACATACACAACAAAAGAAGGGTGGGCACTGCTCAAAGTGTTTCCTACTGCTACTCCTGTTCTTGTGTTTGAATTGAACAAGAAGACTTTGAAACCTTTTGAAGAGAGTGATAGTTCACTTATCTCTAGGGAAGGTATAAAGAAGATCAAAGGTTTGGAAGCCAAACTGAGAAGTATTTATGGCATCCTTGAACCCCTTATTTTCTATGTATTTTGCAATACAAAGACAGGTGAGATAGTGATTGTAGACTTCAGAAAAGAAGATGGAGCACAGGCCAGCACATGGTCCAGATACTTGTGTATGAGTCTTTTCAAAGAATAACCCAGCCGTCAGGATCAGGCGGCAGAAAGGCACACATGAAAGAAGAACCCCGCGAATTGCCGCCTGTATCTCTGCACGGCGTTGTTCTGCCTCCTGATTCTGAAAACCAAAGCGGAAGGAAATAGCGATGAACATTCAAGAAATGCGGATGCTGAAAGAAAAGCTGGAATCTTCGATTGCGGAAGAACTCGGATCGTTTTGCAGGCAAACCGGGCTTGTCGTTTCGGATGTGCGAACGGAAGCGCATTTCGTTCACGATGCAAGCGCGAAGCGCATAGCATC